TGCAAGCAACAGCTACTCAGTTCTCTGGAGATAATTACGCACCTGGAGATGCCCGAGTACCTAAGAGCCTATACGGTAGTATTGTTACTCGAGGGGGCTTAATTAAGCGCAGAAAGAAACGTAAAAATAAGCGTAAAAGTTAATAATGGATACCGGGCATTGGCTACTAAATGAAGATGTTTACATTTTTGAAAACATGTTTGGCTTCATTTATGAGATAACCAACAAGGTTAACGGCAAAAAATATATTGGTAAAAAGCAGTGTGTGCGCAAGATTAAACGCAAGCCTCTTAAAGGCAAGACTCGTAATAGAATTGATCATAAAGAATCAGATTGGAAAACTTATACTTCATCTTCTAACGATTTAAATGAAGATATTCAAAAACACGGTAAAGATAATTTTGAATTTCGTATTCTTAAAATATGCGGATCAAAATGGGAGCTTGGATATGAAGAAATTAAAGAACAGATTGCTAGAGATGTGCTTCGTAGGAATGACTATTACAACGGAATAATCAACGTACGCATAGGGACTCCTCCTAAGAGCCTCCTTAAATAATACATAATGATTCCAGTTAGTGAAAAAGTATCTGTATTTAAACCTGTTTCAAGGTGTCTATACTGCAATTCAACCTCTTACGGTAAGGGATGTAGATTTGCACCTAAGGGGGTTCACTTTCATCCTCAAGACCCTAAACGGTGTTCTTATTGCGGTTCTACCTCTTATGGTAAGGGTTGTAAGTTAAACCCATTTTCAGATATCCATCTTCATGGTATTGATTATAATAAAATGTTTAATGAATCTATGAAAAACAAATTTCTTCTCTCTTCTCTTAACAAAAACTTTAAAGATTTTGAAGCTTACAAACTAGGCATAATAAACAGTAATGGTGATAAGATTAAAGAGCCGGTAACTGAACAAGAACAAGCTGCTTATTCACCAGAAACAAAAACTATTCTCAAAGTTAAAAAGTATTTAGGTTCTAAACTAGACCTCATTAATCAAACTGCTATTCTTGAATCTGCCTCCAAGCTGAACTACAATAAAGAAAATCATAAAACAGTCTTACGTTACGAGGAAAGAATTAACAATATTATCGCCGAACTTTATAAAACAACAGAAGAAGCTCTGAAAGAAGGCTTGAGTATTGAGCAGGTTCAAGCATTATTATAATAATGCATTACAAAGAATATCCTAGGTCAAGAGTGTGCGGGATTGATTATTATCCTTATTTTATAGAAGCTCTTAAAGAGTCTTATGGATTTTGTAAGAAATATAAAATACCTTACAGTTTTAAAAATAAAGATATACAGAAATTCTTTTATCATTATTGTTTAGAAAAGTTTTGTTACGGTTATCAAAAATGCAGCTCAAAATACCCAAAAGCTTTTGTCATACATCCTTTGCCTAAAGGCGTAGGCTTTACGGACAAGCACTTTGAAACCATCTTGAAGGTATTACCTGTGCCCTGGGTTAAAGTTAGTTCTTTTGACTCCCCTGACACAGAAATGGCATTAACCCGAACTCTCAATGTAAATCGTCTGGTGAGCTCTAAGTTACAAAAGTTTTTGAATAAGAATGCTCTTTATAGCTTTCAAAAGAAGAATAAAAAATCTAAAACTTTTTCTTTAGGATCAGTGGATTTAACTGAAAATAATGTTTAAGTGCATGTATGGAAGATTGGGACTTCGCCAAATAGATTCTAGAAATATATTGTTCCTGATTAAATAATACATATGAGTAAATTTGATGCCGTTTATAAAAGAATAGAAGAAATGCTGCCTGTTACACCCGGACAGCCACAACCAAAACCAGCGCCAGGCGCAGCTGCAGCTCAACAACCTCCATTAGATCCAAAAATAGTACAAGAACTAATTGCTGCTAAAACAGAACAACAAGTTCAAATAGCTTTACAAAAAATGCAGGCATTACAAGCTGCTAAACCCGGGCAACAACCTGCTCCAAATCAACAGCCAGCTGTCTAATGGACAAAGTAATTGTCAATTTAATTAAAATACAGAATCAGTTGAGAATACTGCATTGGCAGACTCTTTCTTATGCTGCTCATAAGGCTTTAGGTAATGCATATGAAGGCCTTGATGGATTAATTGATAGTTTAGTTGAAGTTCATCAAGGCAAATACGGAAGATTAACCTTTGAAACCCCTATTGATTTAGGTTTAGTTAATCAAGATGAAATAGATCTTGAGGATATTTTAATTCAGTTAAACGATTACCTATCCGGTTCATTCAATGAAATGCATGACCCTGTAAAGGATACCGATTGTCTCAATATTAGGGATGAAATTCTAGCTGTTGTTAATAGACTACGCTATCTCTTAACGCTTAAATAATAGAGCGTTATGTTTGAACAAGCTTTCAATAGCTTTTATAAAGATAGTACTAGTAAATACCTTGTCATTGAGCAACAAGAAGGTATTATTAAACACCTTACACATTTAGAAGAGCTTATTTTAACGCGTCAAAAGGAAGGTCTTGATACAGCTATAGAATTTATTAATGCTTTAGCTGATTCATTTAATGGTAATACTGATTCGGGAGTATTTACAACGGTCAAATACGATGGTGCACCAGCTATAATTTGTGGCTTTAATCCTGAAAATAATAAATTTTTTGTTTCCACAAAAAGTATAGCTGCTAAAACGCCAAAAATTAATTATACGGTTCAAGATATTGAACAAAACTATAGCCAGGTCCCTGGTCTTGCTGAAAAAATGAAATTAGCTCTTTTATACCTACCTAAGGTTATTAAGAGTAATGTGTATCAATGTGACTTTATGTTTGATAAGGCGACGTTGAATCAAACCGTTTTTGAAGGGAAGAAGCTTATAACCTTTAAACCTAATACAATTACATATGCTGTAGAGGTAGATTCTGAATTAGGTAAAAAAATACAAACAGCTCAAATAGGTGTTGTGTTTCATACTCGCTACACAGGGCCTAACTTGCAACAGCTTTCTAAATCTGCTGACGTTAATGTTTCTGAGTTTAATCAATCTTCTGATGTATGGTTTGACGATGCAAAGTTTAAAGACATGTCCGGCACTGTTACATTAACTGACGATGAAAAAACAACAGTATCTGAAGGTCTCAATTCAATACAGAAAATAGCGGTTATAACTGATTGGGTTGGTTTACCTAATAATTTTTATACTTTAGCAAATACCTATATTAACACCCTCATACGTCAAGGTAAATTTGTTGAAGATCCAGAAGAAACGTTTAACGGATTTATAGAGTGGTATAATGGCCGGGTAGATAAAGAAATTGAAAAGTTAAAATCTGAAGCAGGTAAGCAAAAAAAAATTGAAGGTAAGAATAAATTTATAAAGTTTTTTAATACAAATAAAATGTCTATTGTTAATATTTTTAATCTTACAAAAAAAATAGCAGACATAAAAAAGATTTTCTTTAACAAATATAGTACTGCTATTAAGACAAAACAATTTTTAACTCAGCCTGATGGCACTTTAAAGGTTACTCCCGGAGAGGGGTTTGTAGCTGTAGATAAGTCTGGTAATATGGTAAAGCTTGTAGATCGATTGGAGTTTTCCCGTGCTAATTTTGCAATCTCAAGGGAGGAAAAATTTAAATGATAGCATTTAATCAGTTTTTTACAGAACAAACTAGAGATGGCAAGCTAGTTGTAATTTACCCGGGCCGCTTTCAACCAGCACACCGAGGGCATGCTCAGGTCTATAATTCTCTTATAGAGCAGTACCCAGGGGCAGATGTGTATGTTGCTACAAGTAATAAAGTTGATGAAAAATCTCCTTTTAGCTTCCAAGAGCGCAAGTTAGCTTTAGTCAAGGCCGGTGTACCAGCTGATAAAATTGTACAGGTTGTGTCCCCTTATGTAGCAAAAGAAATTACATTAAAATATAACGACTTAAAAGACAGACTTATATATGCTGTATCAGAAAAAGATATAGATAGATTTTCATACAAACCAAAAAAAGACGGTTCGCCAAGCTACTTTCAAAAACTTCAAGATGCTAACGAAATGTTACCTTTGGGGGAAAAAGGGTACATTACTGTTGCTCCTGTTTTTCCGTTTAAAGTTTTAGGTAAAAATATAACAAGTGCTACACAAATTAGAGATATGTATAAACATGTCTCAGAGGCAGAAAGAAAACAAATCATTGTTGATCTTTACGGAAAATTTGATGACGGTATCTATAACTTGTTTAATAAAAAGTTGAAATAAGTTCCAGAGGTAGTATAATACCTCTATATGAAAACTAGTAGTACCGTAACCTTAGATCTTAAACAGGAGGAAGCTAATACATTGCTCGAAGCTTTATTGTTTGCATCATCCATTAATGTTGGAGCAAATTGGTCTGAAAGAGATATTAACAAAATGGTTACTCTATCTAAAAAGCTTAAACAGCAATTAAATGGCTCTACTAAACTTAATCATATTGTTTTTTACGAAGAAGAAAATTACGAAGATAAATGGACACAAGATGTGTTTAACTTTTTTAGAGGTGATCTTAATATAGTACCTTTACAGCAAGCTTAAAATGGTTAAATTTGAATCAACTAAGATTATAGAACTTGGCTCTTGCGCTTTCAGGCAGTGGAGAGCTGAAGGTACTCATTGTAAATATGTACATGGATATCAGCTTAAAGCTAAGTTTTGGTTTGGATGTCAGGGATTAGATGATAAGAATTGGGTTATAAATTTTGGAGGTTTAAAAGACGTTAAAAGGGTATTACAGGATCAATTTGATCACACTCTTTGTATTGCTCAAGATGATCCGTTGCTACCTAGTTTTATTCAATTAGCGGATAATGGAGGTTGCCAGCTTCGTGTTATGGATGGTGTTGGAATTGAAAAGACCGCTGAGTGGTGTTTTAGGGCGGTAGATCCTATGGTAAGAAATATGTCTGTAGGTCGTTGCTGGCTTAATAGAGTTGAAGTGTGGGAGCATGAGCTAAATAGTGCAATCTATGAAAAAAGACCTTGAAGTAATTACAGCTAAATTTGAACAAGTGTGGCCTAAAGATCGTAAAATAGGTTTTTGGGAATTTTTATCTTTAGTATCTGTCTTGATTTTTGCCTTACTTTATCTATTATTGTTTAATCCTATTGGATGGATTGCTATTGTAATCTGTTCTTTACTTTTTAAATTTATTATTGGAAACTAATTTATGATTGATAACGATAAAGAAACATTATTTCTATCTGACGATTTGATATTTTACACTATTGAAGGTGAAGGTGAATATATCGGTCAGCCATCTGTGTTCATGCGGATGGCTATGTGTAATTTGACCTGCATTGGTTTTGCGTCTGAAGACTCTCCTAATGGGTGTGACTCTTTTGTGTCTTGGTCTGTAAAGAATAAAAAGACTTTTAACGAAGTTTTTCAGCTTATGGAAGATAGTAACTATATTGAACATCTTCGACATAATGCTATTCTTAAACTTACAGGCGGGGAGCCCTTTATTCAAGAAAAACAGCTTTTAAAGTTTATAGAAGCGTTTGTAGAAAAATATAAATTTTTACCCCGTATTGACTTTGAAACTAATGCTACTCTAACACCTTCCCTGCGCTGGCGTCAAGAATTTAAAGCTACCTTTACAACATCCCCTAAACTATCTACAAATGGAGATCCTGAAGAAAAGACCTACAAACCAGAGGTTCTTCGTTGGCATGTAGATCATGGATCAGGATTTAAATTTGTTATTACATCTGATAAAGATATTGAAGAGGTATGGCGCAAATATGTAAATGACTATGAAGGTATTAATGTACCTTTAAATCGTATATGGTTCATGCCCTGCTGTGGTTCTCGAGAAGAACACGTTGAAAAAAGTACTGCTGTAGCAGAATATGCTAAAGCTATGCATGTTAATTTTTCCCCTAGGTTACAGTTGGTAATTTGGAATAAGGCTCTTAAAGTATAATTATGAAAATCGCATTCATGGGTACCCAGTGTAACGGAAAGAGTACACTTATTAAAGAATTTATTAAAAGATGGCCTATGTATAAAGAGGTTAAGTCTTCATATAGAAACTTAATAAAAACAGGTAAAATCACTAATAATCAAGAGGGTACTGCAGAGTCTCAAAAAGCTATTTTAAATGCTATTATTGATGATACTCAGAAAGCCATAGCCAAAAGTGGTGATTTCTTAGTATTTGATCGTTGTGTTATAGATAACATTGTTTACTCTCTCTGGTTAAATGAAAAAGGTAAAGTATCTGATGAGTTTATTATGGATACGAAGCATATTGCCTTTGAGGCAGTCCGGACATTTGATATAATTTTTTATCTGCCGTTAAGAGAAGAAATCGAGATTGTACCTAAAAAAGGTAGAGACCTTGATCCAGTATATCGAGAAGAGATTGATAATTTATTCAGAGCTGTAGTAGGCACACATGAAAAGAATCAGGGAATTTTCTTCCCTAAAGAAGACTGTCCAGCTGTTATCACCCTTGAAGGACCTCCTGATTTGCGAGTTGAACAGATACCCATGTACATCAAGCCTTCTGGCAAGTTCTATGATGAAAATGATGGATCTCTGCTAGCTGGTATGTAAATTCGTATAAATAATAATACGAATTATTATGTTTAGTTTTAGCGAAATAGTTAACAATATTTTAGTAGAAGCTAGTACAAATCAACCTGCCTGGTTGCAAAGTATTTTAAATAAACATAAAGAACTGTATAATACTAATGTACCCGATGATAGTAAGTTAAATCAGTTATATTCTATAGCAATTAAACGTCCATCTAAACAAGAAATATTACAATTTATAGAATACGTAAGAATAATAGATATTTTAAAATTAGTTTTTAATAGTTCGAGTAACAAACCAAAAGATCTTGCTACTTTTTATAATGATGAACAAAATAGCACGTTGGGCAAAGATCTAGAACAAACAATATCAAATCTTACACCTGATAAAAAATATACTTGGGAAATACAAGATGGTACGGTACGAGCTGCCTACAATCTTGCAAAAGCTGATGGTGATAAAGAAGCCGTTGCCGCTCTTAGTAATTACGATAATTTATCAATATTTGAAGCTGTTCTAAAAATTATAAAAACCCGTACAAGTATTTGGCAAAGAATAACAAAACTTAAATCTCCTTTTGAGCCTTTTGTAAATTTAGTTACTGATATTTTTAAATACCCAGAAGAATTTGAAGCAGGTCAAAGAAAAGTGAGTAGTGATTTTTATGAAATAGTAGACAATTTATACCCAAATAGTGTTTTTAAAGTGGGATTAGCTGCTAAAGAACTTTTTGAGGCTGAAATAGCACGTCTTAAAAAAGTAACAACACCACCTGCAACTGGAAATCAAAACCAACAACAAACAGGAAATCAAAATCAACAGCAAACAGGAAATCAAAATCAACAGCAAACTCAAACCTCTCAAAGTGGTGTCTCCAGTACTACTGTCCCTCGCGGTACAAGTGGTGTTTCGACACGTACTACATATGCAAATGCCGGTTTAAATCTTTTTGATACATATTTTAATTTAATATTAGTTAATGAGGTCGGTCTTTTTAGTAATTTAAAACAAGGGGTTCAGTCTGGTGTAAAAGCACTAAGTCGTGCCAAAAGATATGTACAAGACCCTCAATACAGGCAAAAATATAAAGAGGTTAAAGATCGTTTAAAACAAGACGTAACTAATCGAATAAATTTTGTAAAAGATGTATCTTTAGATTATAAAATAGTTGATGCAAACAATAAAGAAACAGGAAAAATAGGTAAGACATTTCCTAAACAATATACTGTAGGTGAAATTAAAACTTTAGGTACAACAGAAGCTATAAATCTAATAAATGCTTTACAAAATATAGCACAATACACCCGCAAAGGTATTGGGGCCGGGGAAAGACTAAAATATGCTGGACAGGCAGCATCTGCTTTAATGGGATTTTCTGGACAATCATTATACGGGGGACCTCGTTAATGTCAAAATTTGATCAACTTTGCGAAAGTTTTTTTCCGAGAACTATGAAGTTTGTTACAAGGGTTCGTTACCCGAAACAAATTCAATTCTCTGAAAAATTTCTTAAATCTTTACAAGAAGAATTTGCTAGACTGCAAATGATAGAAGAGGCAGAAACAGACGTAGAAGTTAGACCTATTCGCAATTACAAAGATAAGTTTTTAAAAGCTGTTAACTTCTGTGTAAGTAATCTTAAGTAGACTTTTGTTTCATTAAGGCTTCTACCCCTGAATAGGAGTTCTGTATAATAAATTTGTAAGGTAGTTCATCTAAACAAAGGTTACAACAAATCTCGTTAACATCTTTAAACTTCTTAAACTCTTTAGGCCATACAAAGAGTTTTTTATTTTGTTTAATAAGATTCTTAATTTTCTTGGACATCTCTTTATTATTTTTATCGTTATCGTAAACGTAAATAATTTCTTTATCGACGCATTTCTTAATAAAGGTTTCTTGTTTATCAGTCATTGAAGCACCGCCAACAGCTACAGCGTTCTTAACAAACATAGCATCAATTGGACCCTCAAAGATAAAGATATAAGGAATATCATTATCTATATTGTTTTCACCGTAAAGACTCTTCTCTCCGTACTTTGTTAGATATTTGGGGTATACATCTCCATCTAGACTCCGAGACTGATAGGATTCTACTTTACCTAACTCCCCATAAAAGGGTATAATAAGTCGATTTTTATGCACTTTATCCCTTAAAGACACATAAAGAGATTTTGGTCTATTTACAGCAGTAAAAAGTCTTCTTTTTTGAGCGTATTCAATAGAACTCTTTACAAGCTTTTCTTCTTTATGAAAGGCTACCTGATTACTATCAAATATATCAATTGCATCATCAGGAAGAGTTGGTACATCTACAGACTTTACAACCTCGTTTTGTTTAGCAATTTTTGTCTGAATATCCTTACTGCTATGAAAGGTTTTTGTTTCTTTTAAAATTTCATGAACAGGTTTTTTAGAAATCTCATGAATCCAATTAAGCTCAGACCAAGACCTACTACAATTAAAACAATAAAAATACCGATCGTCTGGAAAATAAAATAAACGACGCTTACGACCAGCAGAA